TGCAATCAAAAACTGATTCTGAGCTGTAGCATGTATAGGAGTTAATCCTCCTGGCAGTTTGCATATGAATTCTTCATTCAGAAAGTCAGTAGGGCCAGAATAGTAAGGTGCAATAATAGGTTTACCCGTAGTTGCAAATTCTAATAGCGGCCGACCAAAGCCTTCTGCTTTTAAGAATGATACCATTGCTTTTACTTTGCTGTGATTGTATAACGCATTCATCTGATCGTCAGATAAATCTCCATGCAGTAGATACACATTAGGAAGTTTAGCATTTTTAAACAAGTCCTGTATTTGTCGTATTTTTCGTTTGATTTCCCAACGATCTGTTACACTGTATGTTGCTCCTGATGATTTCAATATGAGTGCTGGATTGTTCTGTTTGTTTTTATAAGTATCAAAGAATGTGTGCAACAATCCGGACAAGTTTTTTCTGTCTTCTCCTAATTGTCCGGTCAACCAATGTCCTACTGCTAAAAAACAAAAAGACTCTGGTATTTCGTCTATTTCTTTCACTTCGGCATAAACTTTTTCTGAATTATAAACTTCTTCACGAAAATATTCAGACACCACCTGCAGATTGCAAGTTATTGTTAGTCCGTGCTGCTTGGCAGTGGTTTCAAATGTTTGCTTGGTAAATGTGCTAGGAACTATAACGGTTTGCATTTTGTTTATGCTTTCTATCCATTCTTTAGGACATACATCTCCTTCGGTTCCTGCAGTAACACCAATATTGTATTTACCTACTGCTTGAAATTCATTTGGTACCGTTATCTGTACCCATATGTCTGGTTGTGATTGTAATGGTAATCCTATCAGTTTAGATTGCCAATGTGGAGGTAACGGATATGTGAATGGAGTATGACCCCATGGCATAGATACCAATTTAATATCCCATTCTTCATTCATTAGTTCCATTGCATTAGCAATAAACTCTCTGGCATGATGTCCGTAACCTGATTGTGTTGCCAATGGCGATGCTATAACTACATTTCTCATTATACTATTCCTATATTTTCGTATGTTGTTGATTCTACTTTTTCTAACACGTATTGTTGTGATACATTTGGTTTTGATTCAAATAGCTGATCGATAAGTTTAACCATTCTGGCACCCATTGATTCTGCCGTAAGTCCTTTAGTTATACAAAACTGTCTGCCTTCTAGTCCGGCCTGTGTTCTCAATTTTTTAGATGTGTTCCACCAACCATACATTGCATCAGCTACATCCTCAAATCGGCATCGATCATCAAATATGTATGGTGTTTGTGGAGATCCTTGCAGCGAACGAGATGCTGGAAATACTGGTTTCACCCAACGACCATGCAGTCTGTATCGTCCTGTGTGATTAGTTGTGAATTTCTGATCAAATCGTATCCATTTTCCGTTTTCGGTTGTGAAAAAACATTGATCCTGCAGTCCTCCGGTTACATTGTTAATAATAGGTGTTCCGGATAGCATTGCTTCAGTGCAACTTAGTCCCCATCCTTCATTAGATGCTATGTTAACCACCACATCAGCCACGTTATACATTGCATTCAGTTCTGCTATCGATAGTTTTTGTTCAGAGAATATAATTTTGCAGTCAGGAGCAACAGCTTCTTTAACTGCCCGTAAATCAGTTCCATTAGGGTCAGATATCTGTGTGTGCATTACGAGTGCTACTCGATCCTTTTTGTCTGCTGGTAATCTGTCTCTGAAATGTTTAAATGCTAAGATAACATCGCCTGGCTGTTTTCTTCTGATGTTTCTGTTGTTCCACATCACCAAAAAATCTACATCATTCTTGATTTTTATGTCATGCTGCATTTTCTTATACAGTTCATCGGTATTTGGTAATGGTTTGTAATGATTGTGATTCAATCCGTGTGGAACAAATCCTGTTATGATTTCATTGTTAGCTAATGGTCTTGGCTGTTCGGAATCTGCGTCAAACACTTCAAATCCGTTTTGTCGAAGCACTTCACGATGAATATTGTCTGATTGTTTGCTGATACCCATGATCAGATCGCAACTTGCATAAAATGGTGCGTTCCACATCGGATAAGGCAAATCATCCCATATGGAATAATATATGATAGGGATATTGTATGTTGATTTTATCTCATGCTCTATTGCATACAACCAACCCCAATATCTAGGATCTGTAAAGTGCATGATAGCATCGGGTCGTTCTGCATTGATTAGTGATACTAACACATTGCGATCACCATATCCTGTCCATGGAACTATTTTTACACTTGCATCTGCAATACCTGTTTCTTTTTGTAATTGTGCGGATAAATCTAATCCTTTGCCTTTTTCCGGATGTTCAAGTGCTGCACCCAATTGAATCCAATCATAATGCTTCAGTGTGTTTAGAATAATCTCTCGACTGATAGTTCCAATACCAGACGGCAATCTGAAATCATCGGATAGTAATAAAATTTTCTTTTTCTTAGTAGTTTGTTGTAACTCCATTCTTTTTCCTTTATAACTTTATTATAAATATATTATCCTAAAATAACAACCTTTTTTTCAGATTTATTTGCTGTGTTATAAGCTGTTTTAAGCACAGGATCTAGTTTTGATTCATTTGTTAATATCATTAGATAATCGCAATTCTGAGAAAGCATTTTCATACGATGATGCAGTTGACTGAAATGATATTTTTTACCATAATAGGATTCTGGAAGAGCTGAATACAGATTATATCCGGAAAATGAAGGATTGTATTCCTGATATCGCATTTCAAATTCAAGTGCAAACTTTCTAACCATAAAGTTAGCTCCTTCATTGCCACCTGCTCCTAATACAGTAAGATCAGGTCCAAAACGTTGTTTCAATTCATACAATACGTCTCGAACCTTTCTTTTATTCTGCCAACCTGTATTTCCAATAATTGCTACTTTCATCGATACTTGTCGTGTTTGTATTTCACTGATTTAGGCATATATCCGTATGCCATGCGTAATCCTTGTTCTAACCACTTTTTATTTTCTTCGTGGTGTGGTCCTTCAATATCTGTTAACAGATGATATGTTGAGATTTCGTGTATTGGACTGTTTTTTCGTTTCTGCAAGAATGTGTAAACGTAACAATGTTTATGCTTGTATTTATTCACGTATTCTGTTCTCTTTTGGACAATTTTCATAATCTTCTTTGAATGGACACCATTTGCAATGTTTAGCACCCTTTCCAGCAATTGCCATATACGGAATATCTTCACGACGATTACCTTCGGCATCAAAAACAGTGGTAATAAACTTGTCTATCTGTGTTTGTATTTTTTTCTGTGTAACTGAACCAGATGCTGGCTTTATTTCTTGTATACGCTTTTGTGGAAACATTGAATCTTCTTGCATCTTGCGTTTAACTACAAAAAATTCTACTTCTATATTTTCTTTAGGAACACCGTATTGCTGTGAATAATAATTCTTGTATGCAACCAATTGTGCTGCTTTGAGTTTATCTGCTTTCTGATATTTGTTCCACCCCATACGAGATGTTTTAATATCAATAATTTTTATGGTGTTGTCTCTGGTATCTCGAAGAACTAAATCTACAAATCCGTACCAATACACTGACTTGTTAACTGGAGATGCAGGAGTACATAATTGTAATTCTATTCCTATTAGTTCAGTGCCTTTGCTTGAAAAATATTGGCCTCGACGCTTCTTGAACCAATCTAATATTGCAGCACCATCCTGCTGATATTCTGCTAATTCTGCAGGAGTAGAAAAATGTGCGCCTTCATTTGATTCTAAACATGATTTGTATTCTTTATGCATATTAGACAGCAGAAGCTCCGGCAGATTCATGTTGTCTGCCGCTTTTACTGATTTGGTATACATAGTAGTCAAATATTCTTGCAATGTCTCATGAAAAGCGGTACCAAAACAAGTTTCTATGCTAAATGTAAATGGAGCTAACTTTTTGATGTATGATAACTCGTATGATTTGGGACAACGTTCGTACATGGCCCATTGTGAATAAGAAATCTTTCTGGGTACAGTTTCCGGATCTATTGTTGATAGTTTGTATATAGGGTTTAAATATCCAGCTTTCATTATACTACAATTAAATCTTCTTTACACAGATTAACTAGATGTTGTTTTGCATCTGCTAGATCCAAATAAAATTGTTCTTCTGCTTCATAATATTCTTCGGTTTCTTCGTCGTAGTTATCAAGAATCGGATGCTTAGGAATTTTGTCTTCATCATATTCACATATAAAATCACTACCAAACTGATTGGCATATCCTCCTGCTATATGCAATAAAGCTTCGTCTTCACTTGTTAATTCGATTTCAAATTCTTTTGAGTTATCCTGAAAATAATCTGCAATCATATAAAATAATTCTTCCGGTGTATCCCACGCAGATTCAAATGTAAGAATAATTTCATCTTCGTCAAACTGCCAATCATGCAAATGACACCATTTTGCGCCAATATTAGTTATCATCCAGTCTCTGTCTGGTTCTTCTGGATATTCTTCGCCGTATATTAATTTATATAAATTATCAGCTAATCTATAACATTCGTCATACCATTTAGGTAAAACTGAATCTTTATCTGTGTTGTCTGATTGTTTTTGCTCGGTTACAATTTTATCTTTGAATGCTTTTAGAACTTCTGGTGTAGACGTAATACACATGATAGTATAAACATGATTTGCCATAAGTATTTTATTTTAATATAATAAATTATCCGTTAGAATCCAAATGTTCTGCCAGATAAATATCAATTAAATCTTTGGTTTTTTGTAGGTCTTGTTGAAATGATCCTTTGTGGCGACATCTAACTATTCGTTTAATTATATCAAACTCATAACTGTTTAACTGCCAATCTTCTGCAAATTTATACAATGAATCTTTTCCTTTGTAATGAGATTGTGTGTTTACACTCATTTTTTGCCTTTCAATATTGCTTTCTTTTCTTTGTCGGTATATCCGTATTTTGATATCAATGCATCACAACTATGTAAATCCATTAAATCGATATATTCTATTGCTTCTGCCTTAGAAACCTGATAATGCTCTGCAACCTGAGCTATTAGCTCCTTTGTGTATTTATCATCCTTTTTGCCTTTTATGTATTTAGCAAATCCTTTGGATGCTGGCAGAAAATCATGATACAGTCGATATGTTTCTGAAGGACGTAGTTGTCCTATGGTATATCGTTGCAATGTGTTGATTATTTCAGTGAATTCCATGCGCATTGACAGCCAACGGTTCACAATAAACGGAGAAAATTTCTTTTGATCAGATTCTGACCATTTGTTCCATTCTTTCTTTTTGTGTGTAACACCATCTATAAAATTAAAAATGGTTGCTGGTTTCTTTTCTGCCATTACAGTTTGTATTTTTTCTTGTATGATTCTATTATGTAATCTCCAAACCCAATATCCAATATAACTGCGTTATCTGGAATACCTGCTATTTTCTTTTTACCGATTATTTCATCGACAGTTTTATTCTGTAGTATTTTAATTTTAGTTCGAGCATTGCTTCGATTGCTAGTTTTAAATACTATTGCTACGGAATCTCTGTATATTGCCATTATTCTGATTTTGGTTTAACTGGTCGAAACTCTTCTGGCACATGACCGCAATCATCGCATCGGAATGATGGAATAGGTGCTAATTGATCTTTAGTATCTCCTGTAATAAATTTAGATATCTTGTTGATAACCAATACTTGTCGAAAATACATTCCTTGACATTCCGGACAAGTGACTGTTTGCAAATCATCCGGAGTAATATTCATTTTGATTTCTTTTCCCATAATTATAATTCATTTATTAGTTTAACAAACATTGACATTGCATTTATTTCTTTGTCTACAACAGATACGTCGGTATGTTGTGATTCTGCAATAATCAATATAACTGGACCTATATGTCCCACAGCAAATTCATCTAAATTGTCATATAAAAAAGTGAAAAGTGCTGTAAAGTCTTTTACTTTGCTGTCTGCAATAATCTGCCGTATTTTTGTGAATGCAGATTTTTTATCTGTTAGATTTTTTAATATTTCTAGTATTTCTGTCATGTAATTTGCCTGAACGATGCTGCTTTTGTCTAAAATCAACTTACCGTTCACTACATGACTTTGTGCTGAATTGATTGCTCTTCTGACATCTGGATATGATGCATTGATAATTGATGCTACATCCTTTATATCATATTCAATACCTTTTTGTTCTAGCACAGTTACCAATCTTTTAGCAACATCCGTTTTATTCGGCGGAGTTATTGAAAATACCTGACATCTGCTCTGTATTGGATCTATAATCTTTTCGATATAGTTGCAAGTCAATATGAATCTGGCAGATTTGCTGTATGTTTCCATTAAATTACGCAGAGTTGCCATTGCGTTAGGAGTCATGTAATCAAACTCATCTAGTATAATAATTTTCCATCGATTAAACCCGACACTGCTAGCAAATCTTTTAATCTTGTCTCGAACAATGTCTACCGAATTTTCATCTGATGCATTAATATACATGATTTGACTGTCTACTGCATTTGCCAGTATTCTTGCTAATGTGGTTTTACCGGTTCCAGCAGACCCATAAAATAACAAATGTGGCAATTCTCCACTTTCAATCCAAAGTTTTGCTTTGTCTATTACATGTTCATTGCCTATGTAACCATCTAGTGTGGAAGGTCGAAATGCTTCAACCCATAAATCGTGTTCTTGTTTTGTGTCTATCATTGTTGTCCTGTTGATCCGAATCCTCCGGCACCTCTTTCAGTCATATCTAACTCAGGTACCGTGTTCCATTCAATTTGTTCTACTTTGTTCAGTACCAGTTGTCCTATTCGATCACCTGGTCGCACTGTGAATATGTCTTTGCCGTGATTCATCAGTATTACTCGTATTTCTCCTCGATAGTCTGCATCTATAGTTCCTGGACTGTTTAGCACTGTTATGCCCCATTTTGCAGCAAGTCCGCTTCTGGGTCTAACTTGTATTTCATAACCTGCAGGAATTGATACAAATAACCCGGTTGAAATCATTGCTCTGCTGCCAGGTGCTATTTCTACATCTAATTCTTCTGCACTTCTGACGTCACAACCTGCACTTCTGCTGGTTTCATATGCCGGCAATTCGTTTGTTGATGAATTTATAACTAATACTTGCATAATTAATTTTGTAATTGTACTAACCAATAAGTTGAATCAAAATCTGCATCTGTAAATTCAATGCGAGATAATCCTTGTGATGAAACATGCATTTTACCAGTAGCACCTTTGTTTGCAGTTAAAACTTCTTTTAGTTTGTCTGCAGAAAAGCAAATTGTATCTAAATCTTCGTTTGAGGTACCAACTTCAAATGTTACATTGTCTGAATTGATAGTGCTGTAATTAATAATAAACTTGATAACACCATTCTTAACCTGCACTGCAAAGTTTTTAGAATCTGGTAATGCATTCTTTGCTTTGATAAATTTATTGGTAAAATCTGCGTCTATTGCAATTGCTACTTCGTACGGCGGTTCCTGATTGATAGTAGGAACATTAGGAATAACAGATGTATCTGCTAACATGAATGTTAATTTGGTAGTTCCTTCTTTGATCTCCATTGCATAATTCTTGCCTTGAGAATCGTGCACGTTGATATCAATATTGTCTCCTACTGCCGAAAGCATTTTTACTAATCCGCCTGTGTGATTGATTCCTATTTCGCCGTTAGCAAATGGAGATGTTTTCCAATTCACTTTGCCAACCACCGTTTGATCTTCATCAATTAATTCACAATGAACACCTGTTGTATCCATGTTTAACTTTACCGCTTCGCAATTACCACCTAAATGATATCTGCTAATGAAATTTAATAAATTTGTTTTTTGCATGTTATTCCTGTTTAAAATTTAAAGAATTCGTTGAATTTATTTACATCAGTGGTTGATATGCTATCACCACCAAACTTTTTATATGTCTTTTTGTATGTCATGTACACTTTCATTGCTTCTGCTGGATCTGCAAACATTTCATGCAATGATAATACTACATCATACAAATCTTTTGGTAATACCGTTTCTAATAATTCTACATGATGACCGGTTAATTTGTTTATGTCTTTAACCATTTCACAATACAAATGCACATTGTGAACTACCATTCTGGGCATACCTTCTTGTGAATATCTGTCTAATCCAGTTGCTGTCTGTCCTCCCAAGTATTCATACGTAAAATCTCGACAAGCAGGACAATCAATACTACAAGCAACATGTTTGCCTTTATCAATTTCTACTGCGCCTTCTTTGCCTTGTTTAATATGAGTTTTTCTGCGATATTCCGCATTCTTTGGAAAATACAATTCTGTGAATGTTTGTGTTTTATAATTACCAGAATGTAAATATGTTCCAAACACCGGATATTGTCCCGGAGATGAAGAGTCAGACATAAGTTGAACTCGGCCATCTGTTAATTCGTTTAGTAAATGCTGAATAGTTCCTAGTATGAAGAAATCTGATATTTTGCTTATGCCTAACAAGTGTACATACTGCACGTGGTTCTTTTCAAATTCTCTTTCTTGAAGCATTAGTGCAATCACATACATGAAATCTACCAGCTTCTTAGGACCTCCTATACACCAACCATTAAAATCAAAATCTTTGAACTTGTGATACCAAGTAGAATACTCTTCATTGAATGTTCCTTGTATTACATTTAAAAACTTAGTTTTACCTGTTTGATGCTTTTCAAACCATTTAAAATTATCAAATGAAATATCCATTGAATCATTGAAACGATTTTCAAATGTAACGCGCGGTGGTATATCCAAATTAGCTGCTACATCTGAATTAGCTTCTAACCAATGAAATATTTTTTCTCTGATATTGCCATCCCATTTAAGTGCTCCGGTTGCAATCTGGAATCCTCCTGAATCTCCAAACACAAATGTGCCGTCATCTAATCCTAACTGCTGTCGAAAATCCATTTTCTTGTAATGATG